TCGGAGTAAACAGCGATGGCAATCTATAACGAGAGCATTGCCTACAACGCATCCAATATCCGTTACAACGGAGTCTGGATTTCAACAGGTTCAGGTTCAATTTCACTTGTTGGAACTGGATCATCAGCTCTTACATTTACCACATCAGGCTCTGCCTCAATTTCACTTACAGCTTCAGCCACAATTTCACTTTCCTACCCAGTAACAGCCACAGGCGCAATTGCAATTGTCGCAAGCGCCACAGATTCCCTTGCTTTTGCTTCTACTGGCGCTGGCTCAATCAGCATTATTGGAAGTGCAACAGATTCACTTTCTTATGCGGTAACTGCAACAGGTTCAATCTCTCTTTCCGCATCGGCAAACTCAGGCTCTGTTAGCCCTACAACTGGCTCAGGCTCAATCAGCCTTTCAGGATCAGGCGCAACTTCGGGTCTTAGATTTGCCACAACAGGCTCAGGCTCAATTTCACTTACAGCCACAGCCACAGCCTCACTCACTTTCCCAACATCTTGCTCAGGCTCAATCAGCCTTGCAGGGTCAGCAACAGCCTCACTCAAGTTCTCAACAACTGGTGCTGGCACAATCGAAGTTGTTGGCTCAGGAACAGATTCGCTCACTTATGTTGATGCAGGTCAAGCCTTCATCACAATCGTTGGAACTGCCACAGGAACTCTTGCATCCCTTTCAGGCTCTGGTTCAATCAGCATCTCAGGGTCAGGAACAGTTCAAAGACTTTCCTATCCAACAACAGGCGCTGGGTCAATCAATCTCAGTGGACTTGCAACAGATACTTTGCTCTTTGCAACAACTGGCGCAGGTTCCCTCACTCTTGCAGCTTCTGGATACGGCTACATCGGTGGCGGTTCAATTATCAACCGAGTTCGAGTAGGCGCAATCATCGTTGAAAGAGTCCGAGTCGGGGCTACAATGAACCCGAACAAAGCACCAAGAGTCGGATCAACAATCTTTGCAAGAATTCGAACAGGCGCAGGAATTAGCAATCGCCAGCGCACTACTTCTACAATCACAAGGAGACCTCGATGAATTATGACTTGGGAGATGTTGTTCCTCTTGGAATAACGATTACCGATTCAACAGGTGCAAATGCAAACGCATCGGCGGTCACTTGCACAATCTCTCTTCCTGACGGAACAACTTCGACAGGCTCAGTCACAAACCCTTCCACTGGTCAATACAACTGCGACTTCACTCCAACTCAAGTTGGAAGACACGCAGTTCGATGGGTAGCCACAGGCACAAACGCTTCTGCTTATAGCGATGAATTCTTGGTTCGTGACTTTGCAGAACTAGGCATTGTCGGACTTGCCGAGATGAAGGATTACCTCAATATCCCTGCTACAGATACCACAGTAGATGAGGAACTTCGCAGCTTCATCGATGCTGGCTCAGATTTAGCAGAATCCTATGTCGGGCAGGTTCTAGGTCGCAGAACTTTCACCAATGAGCTGTATGACGGCGGGGGAGAATTCATTCGCATCCGCAATCCAAGAGCGCTTTCTATCACTTCAGTGACTGAGAATGGCGCAACAGTTTCATCGAGCAACTATGTTCTCGATTACACAGGCCAGCGCCTTTATCGCATCGGGTCAGGAACGCTCTATGCAACCAACTCTTATGGTTACTGGACTGCTGGAATGAACAATGTTTCCATCACCTATGTCGCTGGATATGTCAATCCTCCAATGGCTGCCAAGCAAGGCGTTCTCGTTATTGTCAAGCATCTATGGGAGACACAGCGCGGTGCAATGAATGTGATGGGTCGCGTATTGGGTGGCGATGAGCTTTACTCAACCCCTACTTATTCTCTTCCTCGCCGAGCGATGGAACTTCTCGATCCAACCTCATTCCCTGGAATGGCATAACGATGACAGTGGCAACCAAATATCCAACGATGATTGACAAGATCATCACAGCTCTTGGCGCGGCTTCTAGCCTCACAGGAGTTCGAGTATTTGACGGCGCTGAAGTTGATGAGTCTTATCCTGGCAACGCTATTGCTATCGCTCACGATGGTTCAATCGGCGATACTGAAATGCAAGTTGGCAATATCCGAAACACGCCTCTTGACTTCACAGATGTCCACGAAGAGTCAGGAACAATCAACTGCTCTCTCTGGGCTTGGTCGGGAACAACAAGTTTCAAGAGTTCTCGCATTGCCGCATTCAATCTGCTTTCAGCAGTGGATACTGTAATCCGAACTGACCCAACCTTTTCGGGAACTTGCTTCTACTCTTGGCTCGAATCAAACACTGTCACCTATCGACAGACAACATCAGGCTCGGCAGTAGTTCTCAACTTCAACATCGCTTATACAGCCCAATCATAAGGAGAAGCTCATGGCTTACATCATCACATCAGATCGCCTAGATAGTCCAAAGACTATGGGCGATTCCATCACAGACAAAGAATTGCTTGCAATGGGTGCAAATATCGAAGCCCTCATTGAAGGCGGTCACATCTCATCAGATGCGACAAAACCAGCAACCACAACCCCTGCAACCCCTGAAGGAGCCACAGAATGAGCAAAATCGTTCTAACAGATGCGAAGGTGACAATCAACTCAGTCATCTTGAGCGACCATATCGCGAGCATCACCCTTGAAACTAAGGATGACATCATCGAGACAACTGGTTTCGGCGCAACTGGAGCAGCGAAGACACGCGTTGCTGGTCTTGCCGATAACCAAGTCACACTCGATTTCCACCAAGATTTCGCAGCAGCAAATGTTGAAGCGACAATCTATCCACTGCTCGGATCAACAACCACAATCGTTGTCCAGCCAACATCAGCAGCAACATCAGCAACAAACCCAACTTATACATTTACAGCACTTGTCGCAGATTGGACTCCACTCAAGGGTGGCGTTGGACAATTGGCAACAGCTTCTGTAACATGGCCAATCACAGGCGCAATCACGAAGGCGAGTTCATAACAAATGGCAAAAATCGTTCTCACAAACCCTTCCATTACAATTGGCGGCGTTGACCTCTCTGACCACATCAATAACATCACTTTGGAAACAAAGTACGACATTATTGAGACAACAACATTCGGATCAACAGCAAAGACTCGTGTTGCTGGACTTGCAGATAACCAAATCACTTTGGACTTCATGCAAGATTTTGCTGCCTCATCAGTTGAAGCGACAATCTATCCATTGCTCGGAACATCGACAACAATCGTGATCAAGCCTGTTGCTGGAACAACCACCACAACAAATCCGCAGTACACAGTTTCTGCACTTGTTGCAGACTGGACTCCACTCAAGGGTGGCGTTGGTCAGCTTGCAACAGCTTCGGTCACTTGGCCTGTCTCTGGCACAATTGCCAAAGTAACTTCATAATCCAACAAATATAAGGGGAAATCTCATGGATGGTCTTTCAGTCAAAATAGTAATGAGCGATGGCGTGGAACATACATATTCCTTACGCCCTCGCATCATCGTGGACTTCGAGCAGAAGTTCGGCAAGGGGCTTGCCAAGTTACTTGGTGAGGAACAGAAGTTGGAACATCTCTACTATCTTGGCTGGAAGGCACTCCAGAGCAATGGCGTGGTAGTCAAGCCTTTCGGTGGAGACTTCCTAGACACCATCAATTCGGTTGAACTGGTCACAGACCCTTCCTTAGAATCCACCGCGACTCTCTAACTTATACAGTTGCAGTGTTGTCGGTGGAGCTTGGAATATCGCCGAATGAATTGCTCGATGCTCCAGATGGAGTCCTCGAAGCAATTGTCGCCTATCTTGAACTGAGGAATAAACAAAGGGAGAGATGATGACAGGAAACAAAATCGTTCTTGTTGGAATCGAACAGACCATTGCCGATTTGAAGAAGTTCGATGAGGATGCTGTCAAGAAGTTCAACAAGACAATCAATGATGAACTTCGAAGTGCCAAGAATGAAGCAAGAGTAATTGTTGCAGCTGCTGGATCTAACGGCTCACCTTTGAGCGGATGGCAGACTCAACGCAAGGAAGGGCCGAGAACAGAGAAGCAAAGCAAGACTCGACCATTCCCTACTTGGGACACTGGTCAAGTTGTCTCTGGTGTTGTTTCCTCGCGAGCGCAGGGAAAAGTTCGCAAGGATTACACAACCAGCGCAGGAGCCTTGATCAACAAGTCTAGGGCTGGCGCTATCTTTGAAATTGCTGGTCGAGTAAAAGGCGAAGGCAAGAATCCGCAGGGAACTGCGTTCAAGAAAATCCTTCGCGAGAAATATGGCGAGGCAAGTCGCGTTGTCTTCCGCGTTGTTGACAGAAATCGTGCGAAAATTGAGGCAAAGTTCGTTTCTGCTCTTGAAGAGGCAAAAGCAACTTTGCAAAAGAACCTTGAATCTCGATAAGGAGAAAAATGGCTAACAAAGGCGCAGTTGTCGCTCGTATTGTTTCCGAATACTCCGACAAGGGAACAAAGGAAGCAACCAAAGATTTCAAGAAGCTTTCTAGCGAATCATCTGGTCTAGGAAAGCAATTCTCTGAACTAGGAAAGAAATTTGCCGCTGCCTTTGCAGTGACTGAAATTATCAAATTTGGCTTTGAGTCAATCAAGACTGCCGAAAATGTCAATGGCGCATTTTCAAAGATGAACTTGGCTTTTGCCAACTCTGGATCAGCGCTCAATTCAAACAGCGAACAGGTTCAAAAGGCAGTCGAGCAAATGGGCAATCTTGCCTTCACATCTGTTGAAACAGCAGATGCCTTGGCTCGTGGCGCAATCATTTTCCATAGCGCTTCAGGTGCGATGAACAACCTTGGTCTTGCAGCAAATGTGGCAAGAGCCAGTGGAATGACCTTGAGCGAAGCAATGATTGCTCTTGGAAAAGCTTCCGAAGGTAAGGCTGTCAAATCATTGGTTGCCTTGGGTGTTGTCATGCCTAAGAACGGAACTGCTGCCGAGAAGTACAAGATAGTCACAGATCAGCTGACCAAGGCTCTTCAAGGTCAAGCCGATGCTTATGCTCAGACTCATCCAATCGAGGCGATGAAGGTCAAGTTCGAGGAACTTTCCAACTCTGTCGGACAATTGCTTCTGCCTTTATTCAATGCAGTTGTCAAAGTAATCGACACATATTTGATTCCATCGCTTGTCAAAGTTATCAACTTCCTGCGCGAGAATCCAAAGTACCTTCAGCCATTTGCTAACGCTTGGGCTGTCATCGTCAATGTCATCGCCAAAGTTTCTGCTGTATTTATTGGAACCGCAGGAGACCTTCTCAAATTTGCTTCAATTATCTTCCAAGTGGTTCGCGCTGTCGCATTCCTTGCTGGCAACAAAGGAATTCAAGATTGGGCAAAGAAGACTGCCGACAGTTTAGGAAGCACATCAGCAACCCTTGAAACGGCTGCCAATAAGCTCGACAAATACCACATGAATGCTGTCAAACTCAAGGCAACTTCTCCCATCGTGGTCAAGAGTTTTGCCGACATCACAGCCCAGACAGACAAGACTTCAGCTGCCACTTCCAAGCTGACTGCTGCTCAGATGGCTGGAATTGAAGCCCTGAAGAAGTACGGCGTAACTGTCAAGGATCAGACAAGTTCTGACCCTATCGAACTTGAAGCTGCTCGACAGAATCTTGTCAAGCAAGGAAACATTGTTGAGCAACAGCGCATTCAGGCAATCCTTGATGGCATGACTGCTCAATTGGCAGCCAATGAAGCAACCGCTCGATACAACGACCTTCTTGCGGCGCTTTCAGATAGTCACATTTCATCTGAAGAAGTTGCAGTCCTTGCAAAGAAATGGGGCATCTCTCAAGATGCTGTTGTTGCCTATATCGCGCAAATTACAGGAGCAGCAGCCTTCGATCCATCTCAATTGAGTTCACCAGGAGCAGTAGCCGCAGCAGGTTGGCAAAAGGCTTTGGATGCTCTGAATGCTTACTATGCAAAATTAGCCAGTGGAACAATCCTGCCTCCTAGCCTTGTTCCAGGTGCAGGAAATGGCGCTGGTTCTTCTGTAGGAACTCCAGGCAATCCTCCAGTAACAACATCATCAACTCTTCCTTACGGGATGCCAAATACAGTTCTTGGCGGCATAGTTCTGCCAACAACTCCAACTGCTTCATTTGGATCAAGCACAACTGCTACTCAATACGGCTTTGGTTCAAACTTTATGTCTGGAACTTCCGCACAAGCTGGAACAACCATCATCAATGTTCAAGGCAATATCCAGACTCAATCAGATAATGCCGCATCGATTGCCAAGCAATTTCAGTTGAATCAGCTCTCTGGTAAGACCGCCCTCAATCTTGGCTCGATTGCGAACATCTAATGTCAGTCGCAGGAGTTCCAGTATTCGGAGCAATCATTGACTTTACCAATGGCGCAACTTTTATTTCCACAGCCTTCACTTTGGACAACTCAAGCAAAGGTCAGTTAGGAACGGCGCAGCTTGCCGATGCCGATGACTCAGTTGATGTTTCATCGATTGCACTTCAAGCATCTATTCGCCGAGGTCGCAATCGTATCCTTGACAAGTTCGAGGCAGGATCTGCGACAGTAGTTCTTCAAGATGACAACGGCGCTTTCAATCCGAGCAACTCCAGCAGCCCGTACTTTGGCAAGATTCTTCCGCTCCGCAAGATTACAATCTTTGCTGATTACAACGGCGCTCGCTACACCCTTTTCAACGGCTTCATCATGCAATTCGTTACTCGCTTTGCAGTTGGAGTCAATGACCGCTCTAGCGTGACTTTGGTCTGCGTTGACGGATTCAGAATGTTGACAAATCTCAACATCAGCGCCATCACAGGAACTGCCGATGGAGACTTGTCAGGAACTCGTGTCGGAAGATTGCTTGACATTGCCAATTGGCCTACAAGCCAGCGAGCCTTGGATGCAGGAACTTCCACACTTCAAGCAGACCCAGGAACAGCCAATAGACCAATGTTGGATGCCTTGCAGACAGTTGCAGACAAATCAGAATTCGGCGCATTCTTTATCGATCGCAAAGGCGTTGCCACCTTCCTATCTCGTCAGACTTTGGGACAGAAGGCAGCCAATCCAGCGACAATCTATTCCGATGACGGAAGCGCTATCGGCTATCAAGGCATCGAGCTGACTCATGACGATGTTCTCATCGTCAATGATGTGACTGTCACTCGCCTTGGCGGGACTGCTCAGCAAGTCACAGATGCAACTTCCATCACTACCTATTACCAGCACTCAGGCATTCGACCAGATATTCTTGTTCAAAGCGATGCTGAATCTTTGAGCCAAGCGCAGATGCTTCTTGCCTCTCGCAAGGATGCAGTTCTGCACATCTCATCTTTCAACTTGAACCTTTTTGATCCAGATTCCTCAACCCGCATAGTCGCTGGCTTGCAATCTGAAATCTTCGATGTCATTCAAGTGACAAAGACGATGCCAGGAAGCACATCAATCACCAAGACACTCTTCGTTCAAGGCGTTCAACACGACATGACAAAGCGCAGCTTTGACACTAAGTTATTGACCGCCGAGCCTATTATTCAATCGTTCATCCTCAACAGTTCAATCGCAGGGGTGTTGGGTTCATCCTCATCTCTTCTCAGTTACTAAGGAGTAAAAAATGGCAGGTGGCTACAAGCTATGGTCAACAGGTGAAGTCGTAACGGCTGCAAACCTTCAACAGTATGTTCAGAATCAAACTGTGATGGTCTTTGCTTCCGCTGCTGCTCGCACCACAGCGCTTTCAGGCGTTGTTGCCGAAGGAATGCTCTCTTATCGAACTGATGCGCACATTCTTGAGTATTACACAGGCTCAGCGTGGGCGGCAGTATCTGCGACAACATCACTGAATCTGACATTCAACGCTCA